CCGGCCTTGACTGAGCCAAGGACTTTGCTCGGGTCGTGCGACACCAAGGCTTTGACATCAGCTCTATCAGAGAGCGTCTTGTCAAACGCGGTCGGGGTGATGATCTCGATAAAGCCTATATCAACGCTTGGCTTGTTATACGGGATAAGACCGATCAGCTTTCGAGGCTCGTTCTCAGTAGCCTCGCGGATGGTTATCTCAGCTTGGTAGGCAAGTTTTCGGAGTTGCTTTCTCATTGCTTTTCGTCTCCTGCGCCATTGTGCATGGCAAGCTTTGACTGCGCAAAAAACGCTTGCACGTTATCCACGGTGAGCGGCCAGAGATTGGCCGGAACAAACGTGTAGTCGCCGGCATCAACCACAGACAGGTCGAGCTTGTCGCGCGCCTCATTAATCGTGAGCAGTCCTGCTTGCACCTCTTTCGCGAGGTACTCAACCGTCGTTTTGACGTCGGACTGGAGCATTGCCTTGTAATCGTACTTGCAATAGAGCGCCGTCTCTGTTGGGTCGAGCAGGCGGTCAAAAGACTGCTCAATGTGAGTGCCCAGCGGCTCTATGGTGTCCGCCAAAAACTGCAACTGGTTGGCCTCTAAACTGTTGTACTTGTTAGTCTCGGACAGCAGAGAATACGGCACGCCAAAGCCTTGCGCGATTTGCCGCTCTATCATCTCCTTGAGTGACTTGATGTCGGCGTACAGGTTTTGCGTCTGGTCTATGGTCGTCAGCTTGGTTCCCGGCGGTGGGATGATAGGCTTGCCCGCATTCGCCGCGCCATAGACAAACTTTTGGACAGCCGGGGCGATGAGCGCATATGCCTCGTCTAGCTTTTTGCCCATCCATGCGTCGCCCATCTCAACGACCGTGCGCTTGCCGATAGAGTTGCCAAAGTACATCTTGATGTATGCCGTAAGCGCATTATCAAGAGTGATAAGGTCTCGGTATTTTTCCTCCGGCGAGACTCCATAGACGACACCGTTAACGGTCCTCGTCGCGAATGGGTAGGGGATATGTAAGATATCGCGGTCGGTATAGGTCTGCTGGCTGTACTGGTAGACTATCCTGCCAGACAGGCTTGACGGTCGGACCGCGCGCGGGTCTAAACGCTCAAAAAGTATCTGCCCTCCAGCCCTGATGACGTGCAAGTATGCATTGCCCCGCATGATGTCATCAATGAGCTGCGAGTAAAACTGTATCGGGGTCATGTTTGGGTCTGGGTTTTTGAGCGCGGCAAAGAGCGGATGAGTAACGACCAGCGAGCGACCGCCACCTTTGCGATGGGTGTATAACTCTATTTTAAGAGATGCCAGAGTCGAGACTGTCTTTCGGATACACGCCTCGGCGGTTGGATTCATGTTGAGGTAGGGAAAGTTAAAAATGTCGGGCGCGCTGACATAGTCGACAGTGCCAGCCGCCCGAACTTGAGGAGGTGTGCGTCGGAAAATGCGCGAAAAAAACGCCATAGTCCCTCTGTCATCACGACGGTGGTATTGGCAACAATCCTATTGCAGGATTATTCTGCTCTCATATATATGAGTACCTAATCAGGCTCAATTTTCGGAAAATATTTTTGATTTATTGTATTTTTTCAACCGCCGGTTAAAATCCCAAAATGCCTTTTTGTTCTGATATTTGAAAATGCTATAAAGTTGGCGATATGTAATATCATCGTGCTGTTTGAAATATTCAATGACATTAATGGTTGAGTCATCGACAATCCCTATCAGATCGTCATAGTCGAGCGGCCGGCCCAATTTGCGCGCCTGCTTAAAAACTACCATGCGCATTTGCGATTGGCTTGCCAGCCAGAGATTTTTGTAGTCCTCGTCAGCCCGCGATGCAACCCATTTTATATAAGCGTTAAACACCCAATCATATTGTGATTTTGCCATACAATCTCCTAGTATTCGATAGCCTCAAGAGCTTTGACCTGCTCCTCAACGTCGTCCTCGCCCTGCTCAAGCTGGCCGAGCAGGACTGCCAGCGCCATGACTGACGTATCCACCCCATCGATGCGCAAATTGCTTTGCCGGTAGTTAACTTTCTCGAAATATGTGTTGCCCAAGCGGTCGTTGATAATCCGCGCACAGCCAGCCATCCAGCGCATGACCGGGTTATCGTCGATGAGTTTTTGCTTGTAGATGATTTCCAACCATTGCTTGTTTGCTGGCGAGATTTTTTTCCAACCCTGCGCAAATGGTATCAGCGGCAGCTGCGGCAGCTTTTCCTCAAGGCTCTCGACAAACTTTGACGCATGCGCCACGTCATAAGTCAGGCCGATAAGATGATACTTGCTGTAGTCCTCAATAATGTCCTGTTCCAAATACTCGTAGTTAATCACCCGCGAGCCTGCCCCGTCCTCGGTCGGCGTGATGTAGCCCTGCCTAATCCAGATGCGCACCTGCTCGGTCTCGATGCGCTGCTTGTTTTCGACCGCGGCGGCGGGGATGTAAAAGCGATGCTTGGCAAAAAACTTATCTATCGGCTTGACATAAAAATAGATTGTGTATGCCGTGTAGTCGTCAATCTTTGACAAGTCAACCGCGGCGACGGCTGGATACTTGGCGAGCTTATCCGGAGTCAAATAATCGGCATATTTTTTGACGTTATCTATCGCTGGCCGCCAGTCGTCCTCGGAGATATCGGCGCCAGAATTTTGCGACCACACGTTGAGCTGATAGGCAAAAAATGATGCTTCCTCAATCGGATTTTGCCGCGCCCTGTCGCGCTCCTCGATGAGTTTGCGCAGCGGCTTGATGGCGTCAAGCGCGGGATTTGCCTTGATGTAGCAGTCTGGATTCCAGCGGTCGTCGTGGTCGTCAAGCTCGTAGATGAGGGGCAAATAATTGCGCGCCTCAAACTTACCGGTCAAAACATTGCGGGCGCGGTCATACTCGGCACGCCCGGGATTTTGCATGGAGGTCTCTGCGGTAGTAAGGCTAATGCGGATTGCGTTTTCGCGCACCTGCCCCGATGCAATCTTTGTGATAATTTCGCCGGTGCGGTAGGATGCAATCTCGTCAAAGAGTGCAAAGGTCGCGTTAAAGCCTTGTGCCTGTTTTGCCCGTGTCTCTGGGATGATGCGGATCTTGGAGCCGCCGGTGTAATACTCAATAGTCAGCGGTGGTGACTCCCTGATGCCAATCTCTTTGTTGCTTAATGCCTCGGCAAGTGTTGGCGTGTTACGGATGTATTTACAGATTGCTTCAAACGCTATTTTGGCCTGGTTGTAGTCGGTCGCCACAAGGATTACTTGCGCGGCAGGAACGTTTATCAGATTATGGAGAGCAAGGCCAGCAGAGAGCGCGGTTTTGCCGTTTTTTTTGGCGATAAAAAGGAACGCATCATTGTGTAAGATTTGCCCGGTGTCCGGCTCGCGAAAGCCATAGAGCCCAGCGATGAAAAACTTTTGCCACAGCAAGAGCCTGATTTTTTGTCCGCCCTCATCGGCCGTCAATTTTTGGATAAATCGGATAACAGCCTTGACGGCTTTGTCGTCATACATAAGCTGGCCTTTTTTAACCAGCTTGATGCGCTCCTCGATGCGCTTAACGCACAGGCGTGTCATTGCACACACGCCTTTTGGGTGCGCCTTCACCCAATCGATATAGTCAGTCAGCTCCTTCACTCTCACCCTCCATCATCTTTTCCGCAAGGCTTTTCTGCTGTCCGCTCTGCGCTTTTGCCAATGTCGCGGCGATTGACTCGCGGCCGCGGGGCGTAACACCAAAGCGGAGCATGGTATCGCTGTAAAAACTGGCCTCGGCGCGAAGCGTGCCAGAGATGGTCTTGTACTTATTAGCCTCATCGGCCGGGTCAATCTCGTTAAGCGCGCGCTGTAGTTTGATAGCGTTTTGCAGGCTTAAAAATGCAAGCTCTAGGGTCTGGATGTCCTCGGCGGCAAGGCGTCCGCTGTCGGTCAAGATTTGGCACATCTCACACCAGAGCTCACGCGCCTTTGGCTCGGTTAGCGTGTCGGGGCACTGCGGCGGGGCAGACAGCGTATTAAGCCTGATACGCGGGACCACTCTGCCGCGGCGGTCGTCGACAAGGTCAGTGATAGGTTTTCGTCGTGCAGGCATACTTCCTCCGTTTTTAGATTTTTGGCAATTCGCATGAGAGCGATAGTGGCGCTTGGCTGTATAAAAAAGTATACACTATTTTTTGCGACGGGTATCCGGTCAGTTTAATTTGCCCATAGTTGCTCATAGATAGCCCTAGATTGCGTCGGATAGCCTTACCTAGTGATTTTATACCAAATAGTCCTACAAAGCCCCTTATAGGGCTTCTATCAGCGTTTTGCATCTTTGGCCTCCTTTGCCTCTGCCGACGTCATCCGGGCGTGACAACTCTCGCAGAGTACCGTCAGGTTGTCGTGGTTGTAGAACAGCTCCTCATCACCCTTTGGCGGCGTGATATGATGCACGTGCAACCTGTCTGTCGCCCCGCATATTACACATTGGCCTATCTCGCGCAGCACCTCGCGCCGTAGCTTGCGCCATCGTGTTGTGTTATACAGCGCCTCATTGGGCCGCTCGGCTCCAGCCCATTGCGGTTGCCTCGCATCAGCCTTGCGCATCTCTGCCGCTTGACCGAGCGCCGCGTGCTGCTTGCAGTACGTCCGCGGGGTGTCGACAATGTGGGTACATCCGGGATACTTGCAGAGATAAGCCCTCATAGTGCCCCCTCAAACCCCAGCCTTTGTTCGACCGGCTCTGGGGTATCGTTCATCGGGAATTTGCGCTGAGCGGCAAAGTCTTTGATACGTTTTAGCGCCGCCTCGAAATAATTAACGTCTTTCTCAATCCACGTGATAGGATAACCCATATCTAGGCATGCGACAACGCTTGAACCAGAACCGCCGTGTGTATCGAGAATTGTGTCGCCATGCTTGGCATATCTTGATAATAGCCATTTATAGAGTGCAACGGGCTTCTGCGTCGGATGGAACCGTGTGTTGTTCACTGTTCCCTGCGACGCACATTCAAATACCTTTGCATTGCCTGGAATATTCGTCCACGCATATTCTGCCATGGCCATGGTAAAATTTTCTGGTATTGATTTGCGCCATACGATAAAATTCCGGGATGGCGGCAGACTAAAATAGTTTCCGCCAAAAATAATTTGATATTTTGACACTCTAAAAAGCTCTTCAAAGTATTCCG